GCGCGCCCGGGCGTCGCGGGGGTCCCCGGCGGGCCCGAGCGGCACCGTGACGTCGCCGGGACCCAGCGCCGCGGCGACCGCGCGCGCCGTCTCGAGGCCGAGCGCCCGGGCCAGGGGATGGCCGCCCCGCACCTCGCGCGGGATGTAGATCTCCCGCCCGCCGAAATGCTTCGCCAGCGCCCGCGCCGCGTCCTCGCCCACCTCCTCGGCGAGCCGCCCGAGCAGGCCGGGGAATTCCGGCCGCCGGCCGCTCATTCCGCCTCGCTCCCCGCATGGCGCGGAGGCGCGCCTGACGGCACGACACGTGGCGGGCACGCGTTCCCATGACGCCGGATCATGGCCTTGAGCGCCTCGACGACCTTGTTGGCGGCGCCGGGCGGCAGCCAGCGCAGGGTGGCGATCCCGGTGACGCGGCGGCAGAAGCGGTCGATCCCCGCGTCGCACGCCCACCAGGGGTCGCGCAGCGCGCCGTTCTCCCCGAGCCAGCGCCAGGCGGCACGGATCAGCGCCTGCTGGTCGCTCTCGCCGTCCCGCCGGTGGGCGGGGATCGCCGCCTTGACCGCGCGCCAGGGGTCGTTCACCCCCTGGAACGCCCCGTCCCGCTTCATCGCCTCGATCACCCGCCGGCGCTGCGGCCCGTCGAGATCCGCCGCCGACTCCCTGCCGGTCACCGCCAGGAGAAGCGCCCGGTAGGTGCCGTCGTCGAGCCCCAGCGCCTTCTTGCCGACGTGGATCTTCGCGAGCTCGCGGTTGCGCGGCGCATCTGTCATGCCAGCGCGAACAGCAGTTGCTCGGGCACCGGCATCCACACCCGCACCCGGTTGCCCGCCGCGTTGAGCTTCCGGCCGGCGAGGGTCACCCGCCCGAGCTCGACCAGCTCGCCGCGGCGCGGCGTCACCCGGTTGATGGTCCAGCCGAGATGGGCCGCGATGTCGGCGTCGGCCGGCCGCCGCCCCGCGGCGTGGAGCGCGGCGATCGCCGCGAGCACGTCCGTCTGCCGCGCGGTGAGATCGACCGTGTCGTAGGCGGCCAGCGATTCCGGGCGGACGGTCATTCCCGCACGTCACGCGGATGCGTGCTCCGCACGTCACGCGGATGCGTGCTCCGCACGTCACGCGGATGCGTGCTCCGCACGTCACGCGGATGCGTGCTCCGCACGACGATCAGGTCGGGGATGCAGTCGTCGCACAGCGCGAAGATCGGCGAGTGGGGGCCTTCGTCCCACAGCGCCACCCCCCTGACGGGGCCGAGGGCGACGACGTGGAGGACCGCGTCCCGGATTGTGAAGGAGGGCGTCTCGCGGGCGACCGGCGCGTCGCAGTAGGAGCACCGGAGGCGCGGCCCGAGCGGCCTCAAGCGGTGCTCGGGCACCGTGAGGCCGAGGACGGGCGTTTGTCTGGGCCTTGCGTCGGGGATCATGCCGCGATCTCCTCCTTGAGTGGAAAGGCCGCCTCCATCACGTCGCCGAGCGGCGGCAGCGCCGCCAGCCAGGCCCGCGGCAAGGGGCCCCTGGGCAGGCCGGCCCGCGCGGTCGCCGAGCGGTACTCGCCCGCCTCGTCCCGGAACAGGTAGAGATCCCGCCACGGGCCCCAGAGCGCCACGTGAAACAGCGGTGAGCCCGGCTCGATCAGCTCGATCTCGACCGCCACCGTCATCCTCGTCCGCTTCATCGCCGTCCTCCATCACGCCCGCTCCCGGCAGTCGGGGCACGCCGTCTCGTCCACCCTGTCCGTTGCGAACACGGCGCCGCAGGCGCAGCGCCGGTTGACCTTCTTCGGGAGACGCTCCGCGGCCTGCGACCCGTCCCCAAACATGGCCCGCGGCGGCACATAGGGGCCGGGCGCCGGCACCGCCGGCACCCGGTCTAGAATCCTTTTCGAGTCCTTGACCGCCGCGGGAGGGGTGCCATCCGCCGCGAGGCGCCCCAGGCCGGCCAGCACCAGCCGCCCGAAGGCGACGAACGTCACCGGCGCTCGGCCCTGGCCCACCATCTCGCGCGCGCGGTCGAGGCGTTTGGCGTTGGTCTCCTTCCCGAGCCAGGCCGCGACCTCCTGGTCCGTAAGGCCTGCGCCCTTCGGGTGGCGGAGCGCCCACGACACGCCCTTGACCGCCTCCGAGCGGATCTCCCCCGTTCGGTCGCCGGCGGCGTCGGCGACGAGCGTCAGCACGCGGACGGCGTGGTCCTCCGAGGTCCTGAGCAGCGCGCGGACGGCGCCGAGCGCCAGGGTCTGGCGCGGGGCCATCTGCCGCGCCTGGATCGTGTGGTAGGGGATGGTGACGCGGGCCGCGTCGCACACCCGCTTGACCGCGAGCGCCGAAGGCTCGCCGGCGAGGAGCTCGGCCTTGAAGCGCGCGTACTGGTCGAGGTTGATGCGGTCGCGGTTGATGGCGACGAAGGCGGTGGCGGCGGCCGCGGCGCTCTCCATGGCGACGATCCAGCACGGCACCCGGGAGATCTCCGGGATCGTCCTGGCCGCCGCCCAGCGGTGCTGCCCGTCGAGGATCTCATAGCGGCCGGTCCCGTCCGCGGCCGGCGCGTCCTGCGGATGCGCGCCTGCGGCCGCGTCCTGAGGATGCGCGCCTGCCGGCGCGACCACGATGGGGGCGAAGGCGGCCCAGGAGAAGCGCTCGCCGATGCGCGCGACCAGGCTCCGGCCGCTTCGCGTGTTCAATTCCCGCTGGTAGTCGCGGTTCACCGTGAGGCTGTCGATGGGGAGCCAGTCGAAGCGGGGCTCGGGCCCGAGATCCCGCGCGGCGCGAGGGCGCGTCTGACGGGTCTGGGCCGTCATGCCGTTCCTCCGGCGCGCGGATGCGCGCCTGACGGCACGTCGCGCGGATGCGCGCCTTGCGGCGCGACCACCCGGCCGAGATAGGCCCGGCCCGCCTCCGTTACCTCGATCTCCGGCTCGGGCAGGGGCGGCGGCGGCCAGCAGAGGTGGACGCTCCGCGCCGCAAAGCGCCGGCGGGGCGTGATCCATCCCCGCTCCTCGAGCTTCGCGAGCAGCCACATGACCTGGCGCATCGACATGTCCATCTCGCGCGCCATCTCGACGATCAAGGGCGGGCGGCCGCCGGCGCGAAACAACTCGGCGATGACGCGCGCCAGGTCCGCCTGCGTCGGCGTGAGGCTCATGGGCATGGGTCGTCTCCCTTTTCGTCGCGCGGATGCGCGCCCGACGGCGCGACGGCGGCCGGCGCCTCGTTGCCCCAGGCGTCCCAGCCGGGGCGGCGGGTGCGGGCGAAGAGCTCGAGATAGGGGCCGGGGAAAAGGCGCTCGACGCGCCGGGCGACCTCCTCCGGCTTCTCCGAATGCCGCCCGCGCGGCGCCATGACGACCTGCTGGACGCCGGCATCGAGGCGCTTCGGGCAGCCCCGCCGCGCATAGATGCAGAACTCCGCCTGCTCGCGTGTCGAATAGCCGAGGCCGCCCGGCGCCGGCGCTCCGCCCGCGTTTGTCTTGACCCAGACGAAGCCGATCTTGACGTACTCGAAGCCCCAGGCCCGCACGATCTCCCGCGCCGCGTCATACATTTCGTCGAGGAACCACAGGAAGAGCGCGCAGTCATCGGCGGCGAGATCCGCCACGGGGCGGTCGTCCGGTTCAAGCGCGGCGATCTCCCCGACGTTCATCACCGGATAATGATTGTCGGCCGACCTGTCCCGCCCGCGAGCCGACCATGTGCGGCAGAGCCAGGGTGGATCCGCCACAATCGCGCGGTACTGGCCGGGGAGCGGGGCCTCGAAGATCGTCGCCGCGTACGTCTGCATCCGATGATTGGCGAGCGCCCGGCGAAGATCGCTCCGGTGCATGCCGGGGTTGATGGTCCCGTCATCGGCCAGCCGCCCAAGGCAGTCATCGCCGAGGGTCGTCAGCTGATGGAGCGTGACCCACTCCGGCGGCAGCATCTCCCGACGGGCGAGCACTCTAAGCCGTTGATCCGTTGCGATTTTCATCAGCCGGCCCGCCGTGGATTGTCCAAACGGCAGGCGCTCGCAGAAGCGCCCCCATTCCCCCTTGGGCACGATCTCGCGGGCCCGCAACAGGGCGTCGCCGGCCGCGAGGATGGAATCGACGGCGTAGCGCCAGTGCCGCCAGACGGCGTCGATGCAGTCCGCCGCGGACGTCAGATTCGGCGCTGGCGCCGAAAGTACCAAAATGGAACTATTTCCCATCGCGCTCATGCCGCCTCCCCGTCCTTCGTGTTTTCATGAGCCGCCAGCAGCGCGTCGACCAGCCTGTCGATCTCGCCGTCGGCGGCGCTCACCAGCACCTGGTCGCTGTCCTCCGCCACGGCGACCCCGATCTTCTTGAGCTCGGCGCCGGTGAGGCGCGCCAGCGCCGGCTTGACGGGCGTTTCCGTGGTCCTCACCAGCTCGTCGAAGCGTCCGGGAAGGTGCCGGCGGATGAGGGCGACGACGGCGCCCGCGTCCTCGAAGGAGATCTTCCCCTTGGCCTTCATCCAGCCGACCCGGATGCCGTGCAGGATGCGGGTGCGCGGGCGCTTGAACAGCGCCTTGTCCGTCTCCACGGCCGCTTCGAGCTCGAGTCGCGCATCGGCGGCCTGGGCCGCGGCGCGCTTGATCCCGGGGAGGTGCCGGCGCTTGATCGCCGCGGTCTCGTCCTCGAGGCCGCCCACGCGGCCGGCGAGCGTCCCCCGCGCCTCGGCGTAGCCCCTGGCCAGCCGCTCGATCTTCTCCATGCTCATTGTCCTTGGTCCTCCTCCTTGGTTGTGGCGGCGGCGCCTTCCGTTGCGCCTGCCGCCCCCTCCGTTGCATCGGTCTCCTCCCACCCGGCCTCCGCGAGGACCCGGCGCAGCGCCACGATGACCGCCTCCGCCGCCCGGCCGGGGCAGCGGATCGCCGCGGCGCGGGCGAGGCGGGCGACCTCCCGCTGCAGCGCCGTCATCGTGCCGTCCACGGCGTCCTCGAGGGCCTGGACGGAGTCGAATTCCTCGGCGATGCGGCGCTCCAGCGCGTCGAGGCGGGCCTCTAGCTCGGGCTCGCGCGCGAGCCTGCAGGCGAGCGAATCGCGGGCGTGCATGACGGTGGTGTGGTCGCGGCCGCCGAGCTCGCGGCCGATGACGGTGGTCGAGTGGGCGGTCAGTTTCAGCGCCAGATACACCGCCGCCTGGCGCGCCCTGTGGGCGTCGTCGGTGCGGCGCCGGGATTCGATGGTCATCACCGAGATGCCGAACTCGCGGGCGACGAACTGCTTGATCAGCGCCATCGTCGGGCGGCCCTTGATGCTGAACGACAGGTCCCTCATCGCGGCTCCCCCGCCCGCCTGCCCGGCGGCCGTCCGGCCGGCGCCGGGCCCACCCCCACGCCGGTTTCGAGCACGCATGTCGTGCCCGCGGAATCGGTGACGGCGAAGGTCCAGGTCCGGCGACCGCCCGGGCTGACGAAGAGCTCGGCCCTGTGCCCGGCCATGGTCAGCCCCTCCAGCGCCGGCCGCTCGCCCCAGTCCTCGAGCAGGACCGCCGCGACGTGGGGCCGCGGGCCGCAGACGCGGCCCACGGTGCCCTGGCCCCAGACGGGCGCCAGTGTGGCGGCGAGGCCGAGGAGCACGAGGGCGGCGGCGGCGGCGTAGAGCCCGGCGAGCGTCCGGCCGCGCAGCACGCGGCGGAAGACGTCCCGGCCGGGGGCCGCGCTCACCGTCCCGCCCAGCGCCAGCCGCTCGGCGCGGGGGAGCCGCTCGCGCTGCCGCGAGGCACGCATTCGCATGTCGTGCCGAGCACGCATTCGCATGACGTGCCGCGCGCTCACGCCGCCGGCCCCGGCGTGTCGACACCACGCCATCCCGCGCGCCCGGCGCGCGGGAACAGCACGATCTTGCCGTCGGCAAGGTCGTGGATCGTCAGCCGGGCCGCGGGCGCGACCTCGTGCGCCTCGATCTCCGCCACGCCGTCGGCGGCGGCGCGCAGCGCCCGCAGGCAGGCGTAGAAGGCGTCCTCGGTGAGGGTGCCGGCGCGGTAGCGCTCGTCGATGGTCCAGACGGTGTTCTTGATCGTCTCACTCAGCATGGGTGGCTCCTTTCCGGCCCGGACGCTCGCGGATCAGCGAATGCGGGCAGCCCGCGCGGCAGGCGCGGTAGAGCTCGACGCGGAAGGGGTTCGTCGAGACGGCGTCGAGCTTCACGGCCTGGTGGCGCAGGCAGGCGTGGCGCGGGATTTCCTCGAGCACGGGGCACGTCACCGTCTTGCCCAGGTATCTGCCGCGCACGAGCTGCTCGATCCTGGCGAGGTCGCCGGGATAGCGGTTGCGGATCACCTGGCTGATCACCGCGGGGGAATAACCGAGCTCGTCGGCCACCCGGCTCTGGGAGCCGCCGCGGTCGCATTCCGCGGCGAGCGCCGCGATCCAGTCGGGCGGCGCCCCGTCCCACGCCTGATTGGCGGCGAAGATGTTGACGGTCCCAGCGCCCGTCATGTCGCCGCCTCGGCGCCGCCAGGCGCGCATCGGCGCGACACCATCGACCGGCTGTTGGGATCGAACACGCCGCCGCCCTTGATCGTCGGGGCGAGCGGGCCGAGGTCGCGGACGAGGAGGTAGCGGTTGAAGCCCGGGGACGTCGGCGCCGCGCCCGGCTCGCGGCGCGCCAGCCTGACGACGACGCCCTTCGCCTCGAGGGCGCGGAGATACTGATACGCGCCACCCTCCGGATCGCGCTCGTTCCCGGTCGCGGCCACGGTCACCAGGTCCGGGATCGTCGCCTTGGTCATGGACCTGAGCGCCTTCCACACGCGCCCGCGGAAGGTCGATTGCTTCGGCCGGCGGTAGACGCCGGTGAGCGGGCCGTTCGGCCCGGAGGTGAG